TTGTTGCGCCGCGTTGACGCTACGATTGCCAAATTTATCGACCGCCTTAATAAAATATGTGCCAGTGACCGCAGGCACCGTCACTGTATTAGCTGGCCGCGCTACCTTTTCAGCCATTATGGTCGTGTTTGGATATGATGGGGTTTCTGTGTCTGGCGTATGTCTTATGACATAGTGCGATAAATCCGCATCTGTCACTGGTGTCCAGCTTAATTGTGCATTTTCACCGATAATGTTAACACTGAAATTGGTGACATCAGATGGATATGCTGTTTTGCCGGTAACAGTGTGTTGCACGTTTCTAAACAACGAACGGCTGTTTGCGCCATATGACCGCACGCGAATATCATAAATGACATCTGTTTTGACGTTTGGAATAGTGAAAAATCCGCTATCAGAATAACCAAGCGTAATATAGTCGGTTTCTGTGCTTTCTTTGTATTCCGCATAAAACTGAATAACCTGCGGGTTTGTGCTACTAGCGGCCACCTCAATCGTTGCGACCGGCTGTTGATTAATGGTTACAACACCTTCATCAGTGACAACTTCCGGCAATGAAAGCGTGTATGGGTTTGGCAATGTTGTGTTATCAACAATAAAATCCTGTTCATCAGCATTCCAATCAAACACTGCGCTGTTTAATTCACGCAATGTCAGATCGACACCGATCACCGGCTGTTCGTTTGCACCGACATCAACCGCCAGTTTCCATTCGCTAATTTCAAACACTTTGCTAGAAAAGCCAAGTCGATCATTTGTGACCATTACAGTATCACCGACCGCCAGCTTGAATGCCGATATTGTGCAAGGCATCGTCATTGTGATCTGTTGACGGTTGCGATAAAGAGCAATCTTTGCCAAACGCTGTGCCATCGCCGCATTTGTCGTGTATGGCAGATCATAATCTAAAAACACTGTATCGCCGCCATCTTCGGTAACAAATGTGTTACTGGTATAACTAGGGTAGTCAGCCGGTATATAATTCGTTTCCGCTGGTGCAAATACGCCTTTCACAGCATTATAATTATCACGGCGGCTACGTCTGGTCTGCAACGATATAGGGCCGCGCAAGTCATCTTCAGTCAACGTGATTGTCGGCGCAGTGTATTTTGCCACCTTTAAATGAAATTTACCGTTGCTGAAAAATATGGTGCCACCACAGCTAGTCAAAAGCTGTTCTAGCACTTGCTTTGGTGATTGTGATGTGTTGAAACTGCCGTGGATTTCATAACGGTTCTGTGTGCCGCCACCAGACAAAGCCACGCTTTCATCGCATATGTTTGCCGCCGCAATAAAGCTGGTGTCATCAATCTCTGATGCATCTGCGCCAAAACCATATGTGCTGTTTGTCAGATAGTCGCGGATCGCTAACGCGGGGTTTGCTGAATAGACTGTGGTGCTTGTGCGTGGATCATACAGCTTTTTGCCTTTAATCAATGCGCTGATATTAGGAATGCCGCGCGGAAAAGCATCGCGGTCGTATTCAAAACGCATATAGATGTTTGCTATGCCCCGCAATCTATGGTCAGCCGTCCATTTACTACTGTCAGCCACCAACGCGCTATGTGCGGTTTGTGTGGTTGTTCCAAGCTGTGTATAGACCTTGACCTTATTATCATATTGATCTGGTGATGTAGTGTCGTTACCTGATAGCGTTAATGCTTCATCATTCAGATAAATAGTCGTAAATTCTTCGATTTCGTGTGATGCCAGTAAAAGCACCATATGCAAAAATTTATCGTCATTTGTGCTTTCAATAAAACCAATAGTGCCGCCCTGCCGAATCTGACCATAGATCACATTGCGTGGCTGTGTCGGCTGTTTGATGTTTTGCGTTCTTTGTAAAGCACCAGATGAAAACGCTTGATAGGTCGGCAAATCGGGCTTTGGTGCCAATGCTTGTGATGCGGCTGACAATGCGGCGGTCGCCGCCGCCATAACACCAAATGACTGTAAAGCCGTTAAACCAAGAACGGGGCCGCCGATAGCAACCGCCGCCGCCGCGCTTAGAAGCGTTACAGGATTGCTGATGGCTTTAGTAAAACTTTTAAAAAAGCCCATTTAAGACCCCCAAACGATTGCGGTATCTTGCAAACTAGCAACCATTTCCAAACCTTTGTCATCTGGATAGTCGATTTTTTGATCTTCGCTTGTAAAACGTCTGGCGCGGCTACGATCCAGATCAATCAACCGGCTTTCGGCTGTGACGTTGATATTGGCTGTTGCGCCCGCATCTTCGATAGTCATCACATCCATAAGGCCGCTGAATATCGTGTAAGGCGTGTCTATGATCACGCCAGTGCTATCTAAAAACCCAAAAAATATTTTTAGCGGTCTGCTTTGATAGGCTTCATCCAATGCTGTTGCGACCAGACCACTATCAAGCCCCGTTAATGATATACTAACGCCAGCGGCTTGCACTTCGCTGGTTTCAGTGATTTCACCTAAGTTAAGAAAATCGGCAGACCCAACATAGGTTTCGCCATCAATCGTAATGTCCCCGTAACCGTTCCATACGCGCACATCACCGCCATCAAATTCCATCAAAACAGCAAAAAACGGCTGAACCTCACCAGCCGCCAATTCAGCTTCAAAGTTCGTGCCAAGTGTTCTAGCCATTAAAGTGCCTCAATCGCGCCAAATGACATTGTGTAAAAACCAGCGGTGTCGATGTTCCAGTTGTGTGTCGGTGTTGACAATCTAAAAACACCCTTGGCGTTGGATACCGTTACCGCCGCACCATCAGCCGGTGACGACCGCAGATCAGGCCAGATGGTCACTGTGGCTTCGCCAGATGCGTTGCTATCGACATCATCTAGCACCTTATAAAGCTGTGACGTGCCTGCACTGCCTAGCTGGATATAATCACCAGCCAACAGATAGCCCGTAACTGACGCTGGAAGCCCGTCTATGGCCAGTTCGCTACCTGTCTGGCTTGCACCGTTCACAACCGGCGTGCCAGCCGTTGTAGCGGCACTGCCGCGCGGTGTAGCGGCGTTCGGATCGCCAAGCAAAAACGTGCCATAGCCGCCATATTGTTTCATAAAAAATGTTATCCATTCTTCGGCGTCTGCGCGTTTCATTAGCGGCAGGTTTATGTCAGCTTCCCAGCGTTGACCCTGATGCTTATAAACGGTCAGCTTATAGTTATATGGTGATGTGGTAATGCCAACAGTGTTTGATGCTGTCAGACTAACTGTAGCTACATTCGTGTTTGTCGGCATTGATAGTGGATAAGTGATTGCCATAACTACGCCCCGAATGCTGTGCTAAATGACCCGCCACGCCGCTTGGCATCCAAAACCGCGCCTTTTGCGGCTTGTGCGATCTGCGGCAACATATTGGTCATTTCTGCACGCACTGTTTGCTGTACGCCGGTTGACAGGTTAATTGTCTGATTGATCACGACACCGCCACCGCCAAGCTGGTGATTTGGCACGATACTGCCGGACTGGTTCGGTACGAAAAGCTCCCTTCCGCGCTCCCCGACCATATAAGGTGTGTTTTTTGTTACGGGGCCACCCGCCGCGCGTGGTGAAAAATACTTGACCCCAGCCGTACCAGCCCCACCGCCATAACTGCCACCACCAAATAAACCACCAAGCGCACCAGCAAGCACGCCCGTAATCTGTTGCTGGATAAATATACGCATTAGATCGCTAATAATGCTTGCCGCCATCGATTTAAACGCATCTTTGACTGACATCGTGCCTTGCATAACGCCCATCAAACTATCTTCTAGCCGGTTTAAGCCACGCACCGCTAAACCATCAAGCTGTTGTGATGTATTGCGTGCCATTTCAGCGAATTGTTGCAAACCTGTTTTAGAATTATTCACGCTAAAGCTGACACCGGTTACGGCCTCTTTTGCTTTTTTAGCTGTTTCTTCGACACGTTCAAAACCCAAAGCGGCTTCATCAAATGCCTCTGACTGTTGCACAACAACGCGTGGCACTTGTGCGCCTTCTTTATTTAATTCATCGTATGCGTCTGCAATCCCGCGAATACGCGCCTCAAATCCCTTGAACATATCAGCTTCGGGTATTACATCCAGAAACTTTACGTTCTTTGCAATCTGGTTATATCCATCAATGAAGAAATTAACAAAATCACGAAATGCGCTGATGGGATTGGCTATCCCGATTAATAGCCATTTTGTGAAAAACTCAGCCAGATCAGCCAATTTAGGCAATAAAAATGATGTGATTTTTCTGCCGATGCTTGCGAATGTTTCACCGATTTTTGCGAAGCGATCATTAGCATCTTCAGTCGCTTTTGCGTTTGCCTCAGTTAGTTCAACTGTAAATTTGTTAAATTCTTCGCGCAACTTGTTCATTTCTTCACTGCCGCCTTGCAGTGTGTTGATCAAGTTGACACCAGACCGACCAAATAGATCAAAAGCAATACGCACGCGGTCGGCTGGGTCTTTAATTTTTGTTAGTCTGTCAGCGGTTAAATTTAGCAATTCATTTGTCGGTCGCAGATTGCCTGCCGCGTCTGTCACCTCAATGCCTAACGCCTTAAACGACCGTAGACCAGTGCCGATGCCGGTACTAGCCTCAGATATAGACCGGTTAAAGCGTGTCAGA